CTTGCCGTGGAACTCGAGGATTTGGCCGCTCACGCCTTTTGCCTTCTTCTTTTTCTCGATTGTGCTGTCCGCGAGCGCCGCCCATCCCTTCGGTCGCCCTTCTTGCTCGAAGTTCTCCATCACCTCCTCTTTCATATACACAGCTACGTCTTTGAGCGGTTTCGATAGATCAGAAAGCTCCTTGTTCAACCGTTTGGTAAGCGTATCAATGCCTTTGTCGGTATAGGTAAACGTGATGGCCATAACATCACCACTTATCCATTACGGTTGTCGTGAATACTTGCGTGCCCGCCGTGATATAGTGTTGCGAAGAAGGGGCCGCCGCATCTGTTCCGGTTGTTTTCTTGAGCGCGCTCATCAATCGATCGTAATATGCCTGAGCCTGCTCCTGGAATCCGTGCCGCTCATATAACCGGTAAATCACGTAAGACGTTTCGTGTATCTCTTTGAGGGTTGTGTCTGTGATTGCAATAATCGAGTTGATAAACGTCTCCGCTTCCGCGAGCAGCACGGTAAGAATCGAATCGTCCGATTCCGTCAAGCTGTTAATAAGGTCTTCAGGGAACTTAGCCTTTAGTTGCGCCACTGTCATATCCGGTCACCTCTAAAAAGGACCAGCCGGCATTATACCGGCGTGGCCTATTAGGATATCGTGCTCGTAAATACTTTGCACGCGTTAGCGTTATACAAAATCGGGAGAGGATAGGAGAGTAGCGATATAGTCTTCGTGTGCCCTTCGGATGCTTCGGGAATCTTTTCCTTGACAATGACATCGGTCATAATTGGGGATCCATCGGGTTTGAGTTCAAAGTCGACAACCGCGCCGTAGCCAAGAGCAAATTGGCTTGTATTGAGCAGAATCATCTTTCCGCTTGTGCTTGAGGATTCGGGGATATACTTCGTCGCGACGTTCGAATCGTTCGCGTAGGTTCCGGAATACACGTATATCTCAGGGATTCCAAACTCTTGGAACTCGCCGATGAACCGAACGCTTGGCGAATTAAACCGAGGCTTAAGCAACCCAAAGTTGTAATTGTTTTTGCTGATATACTTTTCTGTTTTTGAGTGGTTCATAATCCCGCGTGCAAGATACGGGGTCATCAGGATAACATCCGGCCACATCCCGAGTGTTTGCGCGAACGTCTCGCATTCCGCGCCGATCAACGCGAGCGGATCCGTTGAACTGTTCACCTCAAGTGTCCCGGTTGTGCTGATGCTGTAATCCTTCTCAAATGTTCTTTCAGTCGTTGTGAAGCTGATTTTCCCAGTCAGGAGGAGTTGCCCGAACATATACTCGATGCGCCGTTTAAGTCTATCGCGAAGCCCTTGGAGTTTCACGCCATAGGAATACGCGAAGGAACGCGTGATGTCCGAGGCGTCATTTAGATTTGCAAGTTCATTCAGATTGAACGAAGAAGTCAACGCTTCCGTCGATTCGATGCTGTCGCGTTCGAAGATTTGGGGCGGCGTCACGGTGATGTCTTCTGCTGTGTTCTTGTAATCGATCTGCCGCGCCGGATCATCACGTAATCCGATCGAGCTCATCTTGCCGGAAGTGGTGATCATTCGCCATTTGATCGTGGTCGTCGGGCTGAATATTTTACTGGATCCGAGCATTTGCGTGAGGAAGAACGGCTCATCCCTCATCTGTTGAAACACTTTTGTCAATAACGTAGTCCAGGTAGCACTGTTAAACGTCGCCATTACGCCGTCACCTCTTCTCTTTCAAGTACAATGATTCCGTTCTTCGCCAGTCTCGCTTTTGTGTCCGCGCTCAGCGTGCCGTACAGATCAGAATCGGCCACTACACCGTTGAGCAGAGTCTTCGCGTATCCGATCGTTTGGTTTTTATCTACATCTTCAGAGAGCATCGCGCACGGGTCGTAGGTATACATGTTGTACCCGACAGAGATACTTGCGCCCTTTGTGTGGCTCGATATTGTGATGATCTTCGTCGAGTAGTCTGTCGTAATCTTGGTGGTAGACGTGCCCACTGATACGGATAGTATCTCGGGAGAACCATATTCGATCGCGTACGTTGCGGCCGTGAGCGCGGTTGCGCCTGTCGTTGCCATCGTGGTCGTAACGGTCACCGCTGTGGGAGTGGCTTTGTACAACCCCGTGAGGTTATCCCATCCCATCACCTGTTTCGCGGATAGCGTCGCGTTTGTTGCAACGGATACCATCAGTTCGTATCCACTTTCAAACCCTTCGGTTTTCAAACTCATCATTTCACCTCCACGCCGGCGAGTGTTTTAGCCAGCTTGTCAATGTCTACCCCTTTAGGCGCTTCTTCGGAATCGGATAATCCTACGTAGCGTTTCGTCGGGACGGTTGTCGATGTTTCGAGGATTGATTCGAAGAACTTCTCTTGATTAGGATCCTCGACCAGTTTATCTGCCAGCATCTTCACAAGCGCGGGCGCCTTGCTCTTCGCGAGCCAGCCGTCGCGCCATTGCTGCACGTGCATCGTGTGTTGCTCTTTTTGCATTGTTTCCAGATCATCGCTGAGCTTCTTGATCTGGCCGTCTTTCTCTTTTATCTGCTCGTCGAATTGCTTGGTAAGCGTTTCCTCTTGAGCTTTCAGCTTCTCTTCAAACTGTTTGTTTTGCGTTTTCAAGGCCGCGAGTTCTTCTTCGTAGCGCTTGACAACAGCAAAATCGTTCGCGTTTTCTGCCATTCTCTTAGCTCCTTTGTCGTTGTTTCCATAGGCCGTCTCTATGTCAATCTCTACATTCCAGGTTATCAAGTTGTGTTCTCCATCCGCGTCTGTTAGCGTGATACGTTGCATTCCGGGTTGTGCCGGGATAGGCGTCAGCGATATCTCCAAAAGTGTTGGCCCTTCCTCTTGCCCGGTCGTCTTGTTGATATAGTTGTCGTGATAGGCAGGGCTCAAGAAGTCATACCGGCCGCTTTTGATTAGCTTCTCACCTTCCGAAGTGAACTCGATATCCGCGGCGAGCCCCTCATCTTTTATCCGCAATGCCTTAATCTCCCCGTACTTGCCACCTTTGCTCTCGTGAGACAGAAGTACTGGTATCGGATATGGCACGATCTTCCGGTCGAGATTCTTCTTGAGTTGTTCCGCGATTCTCTTCGAGTGTTCAACCCTGCCGTATCGAGAATCGTAGAAGGTTTGGAAAGGCAGGATCAGAACTTCTTTTGTCACACCGTTTTCACCTCCTGTGATTCGGTTAATAGGTTTGCAATTATGTCTTTGATCGCGTTCAATTGCGCTTCTTCCCCATGTTCCTCGGCGTGCTTGCGGTATCCCTCGCTGTCGTATTGGTTGCTTAGGATCATCCGCACGGCCTCGTCTACGGTGTTGTACAGGTATTCCTCGGGATACACGTCGGTTGCTCCCCAGAAGTGATGGATGATCGGTTTAATTCCTTTGCTCTCCGCTTCGAGGATCGCCATGCCGGTCCCTTCGGTGTAGGATGTCGAGAGGAAATAGTTCTTATCTTCGAGGAAGGCATTCATGTCTTTTTGATGCCCTACGAAGTGGATGTTACATTCCAGCCCAAGCTGCGTGATGATGTGTTTGAGGTATTGCCAGAGCCGGATGTCTTGGAGTTCGCCGGCCCAGAATAACTCGTATCTGGGATCCAACCGCGCGAGCTGGTTCATTATCTGCACCATCATCATCGGGTTCTTCAGCGCGTTGATATGTCCGGCGAATGCGATCTTGTATCCGGTTCCGCGGTTACCGAAGCTGAATCGTTTTGTATCCACGCCCATCGGCACGAGAGCGACTTTATCCGCGGGTACGATCTCTTTCGCCAGCTCATAGATATGATCCGCTTCGAACATCACACAATCGGCGTTGTTGTAGTTGATTTGTTTCAGGAATCCGTTGTAAGCCTCGTAAGCGTGTACGCGGATGATGGTCTTCTTTGCCGGATACTTGTTTGTCCCGGCAATCGCGAGCTCGTTGCCAAATTCGTACCAAACGAGATCAGCCCAGTCGATGTACTGCTTCGCGTGTTCGATGTCACTTGCCACCGCCGTCTGCACGATATAATCCCGCGCGAGTTCGTGCCGCACGCCGTGGAGGAATGAAGCGAGGCCCGGCGCGACGATGATCGCGATCTTCTTGCGTTTGGTAGCCATCTCATGATTGGCTTCACCGTACAACCGAGAGTAGTAAGGCGAGAGATTGATCCGTTCGTGATCGGCGAGCTTAAGAATAGCCGGTTCGAAGCGTTTTAAGACATTTGCGTGTTGCGTTTGCGCGAGTGTTCTTATCAATTCATCCGCCGCCCACGTCGTGATCGTCGTGGCCTTCACATCCCGCAGAATCACGAGCGCCCTGTCGATCATCCCCGTCTCCGCTGCCGCCTTGGCGCCGATGATCAGCGCAACGTCGTGATACTTCTCGTATTGAAGCGTGAACAGACACCCGCTCTTGTTGAACGCCGCTACCTTTGCCGTGTACGTCTCAAAGGCTTTTAAGGCGTTAAGCGGCTGCTTGAGCGCGTTAAACATCAACTCCTCAACGATGTAAGAGTCCGGGCAATCAGGAGCCATTGACCGCGCCGCCGAGATGCACGCTCTGATGATGTCTTGTTCGTTGTATTCGAGCGCTTGCAACCCGAGAAGCACGAAGATGTCGTGCATCATTACGGGGATGGCCTTCGTCATTCTTACTTCCGAAAGCAACGCCTTGCCGTACGTATAGGCTTCTTCTTTCTGCTCACACACGAGAAGCGTTTTGTAGTATTGCGCCTTGTAGTAGAGCCGCTCCATCCCGCTGAGTGTGTCGCCTTGGAGTATCTTTTCCATCATAGACAGGAGCCGCTTGCGCTTCTTCTCTCTGAGCTCCGGCGTCCACTGATAACCGTAATGGTTTGATATCAGGTTCGTGGTGATGGCCTCTTGTTCATATTGCGGATGGTTATGCACCGCATACTTGTAGGAGATTGTGCCGCGGCGGAATATTCGAGGGAGTGTGAGCGAGTCCTGGAGTGTGTCCGTGATGATGTTGCGCGTGATCATCATAACCGTCTTCACTTCCGGTGGCTGAGATTCAAGCAATGGCCGGAGTTCTTTTTGCGCCTCTTCCGTAAGTTCTTCATCGCCGTCGTAGATGAATACCCAGTCTCCCTCGCATAAAGCGATCGATGCGTTTCTTGCCTCGCTGAAATCTTCTTTCCATTCGTGGTCATACAGTTTGATCTTTTGATCGTTGAACCCGATGATGATCTCTTTTGTCCGATCAGCAGAACCGGTATCAAGTATCACTATCTCATCCGCGATTGGTAGAACGCTTCGGAGCGCCCTTTCTATGTTCTTTTCCTCGTCCCGTACAATCATTGCAACGCTAACTAACATCTCTCTTTATGCTCCTTTCGCATAGATTCTCGCGGATTCGAAGAGCGGCGCACAGTAGCGCAGCATCTCCTCGCGAGGGATAGATGGTACACGGATAAAACTCGGCAATTGGTTGTTTAGATAACTGGAGGCAACCGTCATGAAGTAGTTACGCAGGTATTCCGCACGGTTAATCGTTGCATTTCGCGGCATATACACGCTGTCCTCAAAATGATCGACGATATATCGAAGGATCGCGTTGATCGCTCGAATGCGCCGTTCAATCCCGTGCGTATGGCTTGATTTGTGTATGCGATAGTGGCGGAATGGTTTGTTGATCGCTTTGGTACGCAAGCCCATTCGAAGATAGTGCATGGTGTTGATCGTGTCCACGTCGCATCCG